GAGGCACGTGTTAAGGCATTCTGGCGTTCCTGCAGACGGCGGGAAGTGTCGTTTAGGGAGTCAAGCGCACGTCGGGTACCGCTGAGGGCTGAGCGGAAGGTGCTGCCGATCATCCCACCAATGATGACGCCGACTGAAAAATCATTGGCCACGATGGTTATCCTCCGAGGGGCTATAAAAATGCAGTTGGAATACTGAAGGTGTGGGGCAGCCAGTGAACGGCTGCCTCCAGGCTTAATCAAAAGGGTTAATCTTTGTCGCCGTACTCGCTTTTGATTTGCTCTTCCGCTTGTTCCAGCCACATCTCCAAATCGTCACTGTCCAGCTCGTCAATCTCACTCGGCTGGAAGCGGAACCACCGGGCCAGCAGCCCCTGCGCTTGCGTCATCATTTTTGGGTTTCTTACCCACCCCTGTGATTTCCTGAAATCGCTGCTGCAGGGCCAGGTAATCCTCCAGATCCATATTGTCGAAATCTTCCGGTGGCATCCCCGTAGAACGCGAAATCAGAATGTCATCCCAGTCAGCCGGATTGCTGCTGACCTTGCGGGCAGCTTTCAGGTCTTTGACGCTCAGACGGCGAAGCGTCAACTGAGTGACCTGAGTTCCGGCGGCGGTGGTGAACGGGACTACGAGGTTAAAGGTGTTAGACATAACGGTGCTCCTGTATGGGTTCAGGTAGCAGTATGTCTCAGAGAGGGAACGGTGGTTTTTAAAGCGGATTAAAGAAAAAAGGGGCCGAAACCCCTGGTATATCAGCGCGTGCGAAAGCCCTTACAATTGCGTAAAAAATCGATAAGGAGCGCTTTGCCTTCAGTTTTTCCGACGCCATTAAACCAGTGGTCTGGCGGCGTCCATGCCTCAATCAGGTCAGCCAGTTTACGGGCCTTTGAGCGGGTGCAGTCAATGGGGTATTGGTCTTGCGTGTAGTGAACAAGGCTCCAACACCCGGAATATCCAGGAGGGTAAACCAGGTGCCATTCGCCATACCAATGGAGCCGCAATTCCCGCCTTTATCCTCAATCTCAACGGTCACCGTCACCCCCCGATATTGATACGGTAATCGGTCAACTGGTCAACGCCACCGACGCGGAAGATATTGGCCAGATAATCCAACTCCAGCAGTTCTTCACCGTCCAGCACCTGCTTGATGTACGTGCAGGTGAAGCTACTGGAGAATTCGGCGTTCTCATGCTGTTTGAACGTCCCCAGCGGGTTCTTCTTGAACATGATCGTCAGGAAGGTGACCAGCGGGATTTCATCAATCAGCCCTTGCGAACTGTAGCGCTGTACGCTGGATCTGCACTGCAGCGACAAGGATTTATACGGGTTAGCGGCAGACAGCATGGCATCACGATAGAAGCTGTTCCACTTGATCTCCCCCTCCATCTTGTCGAAGCCTGCCGGAAGTTCCACCTTGCCCACCATCCCCAGCGCCTTATGCTCCTGCATGGTCATGGACACATCCGGGAGCTTGACCTCCTCCGCCCGCCCTATCAGGTTAGCGCCATTGATATAAATGTTGGCATTGGTGATGCGGTTGATCTCAATCTTGGCCATCAGCTGTTTCCTTTCAAGGTTAACAGGTATTCCGAGGTGATCTCGGTCTCAAATGTCAGCCGCTCCATCGGTGGTGGCGGTGTGTATTTGTAGCTCAGCAACAGGTGACCGGCAGCCAGTTCCGTCTCCTCATTCCTGGATGGGTCAAACCAGCATTTAAAGCCCAGCAGCGCACCGTCGCCGATCAGCTTGCGACCATAGGCGTTGACTGATTCCGTCAGCGCATCAATCAGTGCCTGGGTGATCGGCATATCAATGTACTGCTGGCTGAAATAGCGCAGGGACTCGTTGATCACATCGCCGGTGCGGCGCACGTTCTCAAAGTTGCGCATATGCGTCACCGTTGGCCATGCTGCTGTGCGGTTGCCCCACAGACGCAGTCCGCTGCCGTAGCTGCTGAAAACAGTCGTGATACCCTGTTCGTTGAGCAGGTTCACCTCGCTCTGAGGGTCGTCAATCATCGCCGACAACTGGCGTTCCACCCCGGTGATCCCCATGATTTCCTGGTTGGATGATGACCACCAGTAGCCCTTGTCCAGGTCAACCTTTGCCCGCAGCCCGGCAGCACGCTGGCTCAGCGGCTCCAGCCGTTCGCTGTTGGTGGCCGCGTCGTAGACCTTAACGTGCGGGTAGCACAAACGAACGCGGTCGGAGCTGGTATTGAAGTTGATCGTGCCCACTGGGCCGCGTCCTGCCAGTGCCTGCGCAAAGGTGGTACCAATCGGCGCGTCGATGTAGGTCACCGCCCCCAGCTTTTCAGCCATGGCGGTAAGCTCAACCGAGACGCTGTTCTGGGTGCAGAACACGGGGGCGATCAGGATTTTGGCAAAGTAGCCGAACAGGTTAAAACTGTCGTTCAGCAGCTTCATCCCGGTGCGATTACCTGCTGCGTTGACAGCGCCAATGATATCAGCAGGCGTAACCTTGGTTGGATCAGCATAGTTGTAGCTGGCTTTCACCGTAGCGCCCGCTGCAATGCTTTTACCGAGGTTACTGATCACTCCGGTCTGCGCGTCGAGCAAGTAATCTTTGCCTTCCACGTAAGGCTGACCATCGCTGGCAGGCTTCAGCACCAATGCCGCGACCACTGGATTGGCCAGTCTGGCCTTGCCCGTGGCTTTATCAAACGTCACATCTTCACTCGGCACAGCGGTTTTATGCACCTCTGGATCGAGTACGTTGATTACCAGGACGGTACCCGCCCCGTGGTCGTAGATTGCGTCCAGCGCTTGCGGGAGGGTAAAGCCGGTAAGCTGGTTGCCGAATGCTGCTGCATCTTTTTCAGACAGGCATTGCACCAAGGTATTCACTTTCCCCATGGGGGCGGTGCCAATCAGGCCAATCACGGCAGACTTCACTGTTTTTACCGGGCGGGCACCGTTTTTCACCTCAATGGTTTCGACACCATGCAGATAGTTAGTTGACATTAGATTCCTCCGCCTTCACGCCGCTATCAACGCCATTTTTGCGCTTTAACGCTGGAGGCATTGACGCACTGGTGGGTTGGGTTTCTTCAGACACCGGGGTCAGGTGATTCAGCGCCACCAGTGTGCGGACATACTCATGGTTTTCCGGCAGGGAATGGCTTTTCCCTGGCCAGAGCAGAATTTCGGTACCGTCCGACAGCGTGACGCCGCTGGCCGGGCCGGAGTAGAGGTACTCTTTCATGACTCGCTTTCCTCATAATTCACTTCGGTTAACAGTGGGCCAGACGGTAAATCACTGTCCTCGATAAAGACGCTTTCCGTAGCAAAATCCAGCGCGTACTGCCACAGGCCTTTGACTTCGCCAATAAAGACCTCGCGGGTCAACCAGATACGGCGACGACAGTTCGGTGGCGTATACCCGCCAAGGATGCAACGGATCACATCCAGTACCGCTATCGCCCCGGTTTTGCCGTTGAGCTGGCGAAACACTACCGTGACACACAGTTGGAGGGTCTGGGACTGGATCACCGCGCCGATATCGTTAGGCCTGTCAAAGCGCGAGCCGGTGTAGCTCACCAACAACGCGCCTTGTGGATGGTTCAGGCGGTAATCCGCTGGTTTCTCGGGAAAGTACTCCACCTGCAGCGTGGGGAGCTTTTCCTGCAAACGAGTCACCACCGCATCAATGACCGGTAAAACGTTCATCAATATTTCTCCAGTAAACCATCGCGCCCGCCAAAGGTGGGGCGACGTGCTCTGGCCCGGATTTCGCCGGACTCGGGCACGTCCCGCTCGGTGGACTGCAGCCCCAGCGTGAGCTTCGCATCACGGATACCTTCCAGCTGGCGCACGGCCAGCTTGTGGTCGTCCTTCACCGTATCTGGAACCGCGCCCTCCGGTCGGCGGGTGTAAAGCCGGTATCGCACCAGCGTGATGGCGATATCTCGCAGCACGGTGGGCACTTCCGCCAGTGGCAGGGTGTAACGCCCACGCAGGTGGGCATCAACCAACTCACCGGCATAACGGATGCAACTTTCCACCACTGCTGGGTTCACCGTGGCAGGCGTGTCGAAATCCAGCACCTCATTGGTTAACTGAATAAGCGTCCGCTCCGGCACCTGCTCCAGCAAATCCGCCAGTGTGCAGTACATGTCACACCCCGCGCAGGATGCGGATCACATCACCGGCCGCCAGCGCCTCATCCAGCGCGATGCCAACAGAAATGCCTGCAGGCGTCTCACCGGAGGCCGCCGTCTGCGGAACGGCGCAGGCGTCTTTGTCGGACTGCACGTTCTGCCCTCTGGCAACAGCCGCACCCGCCTCGACAGCGATGATGCCCAGTACGTTGACCGGAGTGACATCACCGGCTGCGGCATCGACCTCTGCCACGCCCAGCGCGACGGCACCTGCCCGGCATGGCGCATTATCGGCACCCACAAAACGCTGCTGAGCCAGGGCCGCAAGGGCGACGACAGTGGTGGTCAGAATGACCTGTTGGGTTGCACTCATGACCGTCTCCTTATTTCACGATGTTGGTGATGAGATACCCGGCATCGCCGCCGACCACGGCGACTTTGTAGATATCGGTATAACGGCAGTACTTCACCTTGCCGCCGACGCCGTCGTATTTGTCCGCCACCGGCATGCCTTTACGGCGCAGGGTATAGCCGAACGACGGCTCGTTTTCGTCGGCACTGTCGGTACCTGGCTGTGGTTTGCCGACGTAATGCAGCATCAGGTTGTCGCTCCAGATATCGGACGGGGTTTTGTCCTTATCCTGCGCATCTTTCATGGAGGCCATGGATACCGGTTCGCCAATCACCACGTCTTCCATCTGGAAAAGGTCTTTCAAAATCTCGATGGTGATACGCTTGCGCTCGTTGGCGCCAATTGCGGCCTGGATCGCCGGGTGGAATTTCAGCAGCGACATGACACTGGCACCCATGGTCATCAGGTTCGGGCGCAGGCCGGTTTTATTACGCACCGCCTCAATCCCGGCTTCGATAACAGCAATCGGGTTGCCTTTACCCTCCACCCAGCGTTCACCGGCTGCCAGGGCTTTAACGGATGAGGCCGGGTAGACTTTTTTGTCTTGCGCCAGACGCGCCGCATACAGCTCGCGTTTCAGGTTGACGCCACTGGTGACGCGTCGGATGGCTTTGGCTTCTTCGTTGAACATTGACTCTGCCTGCTCGCGGAAGTCCACCGGCGCGGCCAGATCATGCTCGTTGAGTACCAAATCCAGCTTGCCGGTTTTCTCGCGCACCAGGACGTTGCTGTCAGCCCCCACGGCACGCTCGGTGTCATACTCCACAAACGCAGATTTACCGAAGGTAGGCACGGTGACGCCTTCCTTATCGGTCTGGACGATCGGGAAGAGGTACTCGCCAATGAATGCGGCATTTTTGTAACCGCGTGCGATGCTGGTCAGCACCGGATCAACAACGCGCTTACCCTTTAAATAATCAGACATGCTCTCTCCTTAATTACAGGCAGCGTGCGACAGCAGCGTCATAGCTGATGCCTTCTTTTTTCGACAAATCCAGCGCTTTCTGATGCAGCGCCAGACGTTCAGGGTCAGCTTCAGCAAATTCTGCTGAAGTGGCCCCGACATCCGTATTCACGCGGTCTTTGGTCGCGTGCTCACTGAAATTCAGCACCGGCCCAGCGCTGTCCAGCAGCGTCTTAAACGCCGTGGCCAACGGGGTACGGGTGTCGCCTTCGGCAAATTCCACCGGTTTATCGCCAGCAGTAACCGCATCCAGAATGGCCACGACAACGGACTTCGCTTTTGGGGCCAGTCGGCCATCGCCAACCAGCTTCTCGGCAAAGGACACGTTATCTGCATGCAGTTTTTCCTGCTTGCTCTTAGCCTCCAGCTCCACACGCTGGGTGGCTTCCGCTTTCAGACGCGTGTTTTCCGCCTGAAGCGCCTTAATTTCCTCTTCGGTCATTGCGTTACTCTCTTGTTGAGGGTTGGGATTGGGTTCGCTGAATTCCGGCCCGACTTTCACCGGGTCGCGATAAGCGTCTTCGCGCAGTGATTCGACCTGCCATGATGGGAGCGCTTTATCGGCTTCATCCAGACCGAACTGGGCGATGAGAAAATCGCGCAGGCGCCCCCAGAGTGAGGCATTGGTCAGGTCGCTCCAGTCGGCAAACTCGACGACGCCTTCTTCCTGTTCGCCAAACGACACCTGTTTTAGCCCCTTGATGGAAGGCGGTTGTGCGCCCAGGAAGCCAACATGTCGCAAGTAAAGCGTGCCGGGCTTCGGGTTATTCGGTGAGTCAGGGAGGTAAAACGAGGCAGAAACCTTCTTGTAGCGTCCGCTGCCCACCAGTTCGGCAAACTGTGGATCGAGCTGGCCAGGTTCCGCCAGCAGATCGGCACCGCTCAGGGACAGGGACTTCACCCAGCCCCACGCCGGATCTTCCGTTTTCGGGTGGCCGATAACGAGTGGCGCTTCGTGGACGGACGGATCGTAGGCTTTTACGCAGGCGACGAGATCGCTTTGCGTGAACGGCAGTTTGGTGCCGTGCATGTCGGTATGGGTACCGGCTTTAAAAATGTGAATGGCTGACATGTTGTTGCCCCGCATGATGTTGTCGGGGACAGTGTGCGGAAAACCCACCAGGCGCGCTTTTAATCTGCTTTAGAAAAAAATTAAGGGGGAGATGTCAGAGGGAAGGAAACAGCGATGATTAAAACCGTAAACGAGGGGGCTGTAAACCTTTATAAAGGCGCTGGAGCGGGTAACGCGGTAAATCACCCGCCCCAGAGGCTAAAAATCAACGGTGGGCCGCTGATTCAAGATGCCGGACGATGGTATCCAGCACAGACTTTTCCGCCTCCGGCTGCAGTTCACCGTCACCCGTCAGGGGCAGGAACGGGCGGGCAGGAAGCTCGACCGCCTTATTGCGGCCCGTTTCACCGCCAAACTGGTGGATAGCACCGTAAATGACGTTAGTTCCCACGGCGGCATGGCTGGCGTCATAGTCAGTGGCCACCGACCCCATCAGACGGCCCGTGGCCTGCAGCGTCTGTCCGTCACGCGCATCGGCTGCCAGCGACGGCGTCCAGCCCGGACGCCCTTCATCAACAAAGTTAAACTGGGTCTCTGCCAACAGGGTTCCGGCAATTTTGCGCATCGCAGGCGTCAGGTCGATAGCAGCCAGCTCCAGCGCCCGCAGACTTTGCCGTAGCGACTTATCGTTAATGGTGATGCTGACCAGGTTATCTGATGCCATCGTTAGCCTCCCAACTGTTGTTGTGCCAGCGTTTTAATCGTGCCCTGGTAGCGGGCAAGGTCAGGGCGATAGGCTGCGCCTGGCGCATATGACCATCCTGCATCCGTGGCAACGATCGTGGTGCCGGTGTTGAAGGTGGCCACCGGCTGCATTTCGCCGGTTTTCTCCGACACCAGCTTCAGCTCCCAGCCTATGGCATTGCCAGAGTTCACCACCTTAAGCCCTCGGGCACGCACCTCCGCAGCACTCAGGGCAATCACTCCGCAGCGACAGCGCCAGCCGTTTGGCGGGTAGAATGCCTGCCAGAACGGATCGTCATAGCGAAGCACCAGACCGTGTAGGGCCAGATGGCTCTTGCGGGTATGGCTGTCGTTAATGCCGGT